TTCCAATAGGTATCAAAGAAGTTATACATGTGATTTCTTGTAACTAATTTACCATCAATTAAAGTATGTTGTTTAATTGTAAATTCTGGATATTCTTTTATTAAAGATTCTATAACTCCTTTTTTAATTAACATACAACCTGCTGGACCTCTTTCAACTTCTATAAAACCATTTTCAACTTTAACGTTGGTAGGATCTGGAACAGACATTGTATATTGATTGCCTAAAACTCTTGGGTCTAAAGTTGAACCTTCTTTAATTCTGCTTTTTATTTTATCAAAATCTAATCCTTTAATTGGATATGGAACAAGACAAATTTCTTTGTCATAATTAATCATTCTTTCAATCATCTTATAATTAAAAGAAATATCAGAATCTATAAATAACATATGAGTACATTTTGATTCCATAAATCCAGATACACATAATTGTCTTCCTTGTGTTACCAAACTACTTTTCATTACTTGAAACATCACAGGTAGTTTTCTAACAAAACATTCTTTTTGAAATTCTAAACAAGCTTTGAAATAATGAATTGATACATCTGAATGAACAGGTGTTGCTACAAAGATACTTATAGGTTGTTTATATCCCATTTAAAAAGTTTTCCCAATGAGTCTTTATTACATTCCAATGATAAAATTGTCTATAGTATTGTTGTTGAAATTTCATTTTATTTTCATCTATGTTATTTAACATATCAGGTAGTTTATCTATAACTGCAGCAAATTGATCTACTAATAATTTTTTACTATTTTGATAAGGAACATATATAGGAAACTCAGCACAAGTTTCATATAAAGCACCGAGGTCCGTGGTCACTGCAACAAGTCCCGCGGCTAACGATTCCATGGCAGCTAAACAAAAAGTTTCTTCAAATGTAGATGGATGAAGGTAACAATCATAGTTGTGAAGTATCTTCATTAACTCTTTATGATTTAAATAACCTTTATAATTTACATTCTTAATTGATTTTGCTTTATCATAAAGTTCAATAAATTGTTTATCATTATTATTTTTAAAATGATCCCCATAAATTTCTGTGCTTGAATATACATCTAATTCTACTTTATCTGTTTTAATTCGTTCCATGGCTCCTAATAAAACATCAAGTCCTCGCCAAGGTGTTGAAGTATAAATTAGTTTTAGTTTATCTTTATTTTTAAAATCATTTCTAATTATTAAATCATCATCAAAACCATTCTTAATAACTAAACATAACTCCGTTGGTAGGCTAAAAAAGTATCTATACTTTTCATATGTCCAATGAGAATTAAATACATACCAATCATACTTACCGTGGTTTAATTTATTTTGAAACCAAGGCATAAGATTAGGTTGATCGTAACTATTATGTACCCAAAGTATGTTTGGTTTATCTATAACTAAAGGTGTCTTTTCTGGAACAGAAGTTGTGATTTGAACTTTATTAAGAAGATCTTTGTTTACGTATTTATGTAAATACTCTACTTGAATTTCGGTGCCGCCGTAAGGATTCATTCCTTGGTTTTACCAAATACCTGTAAAGATGCAACTGTTATTTTTAGATCTTGCTGTAAATGTTCTTCTTTAGTTGGGGTATTAGGATTTGCAACATCTGCCTTAAATTCTTCAAGACTAGAATAAATCTGTCCAGTTTCTTTATTTTTAATTATCTCTTCAGCTTTAGCTGGAATAACTGGAACTTCTTCTCCATTAATAATTACTGTTTTATTTGTCATAAATTTGTTTATATACTATTATAGTCTTCCTTGTCCACGATATTCTTTTCTATCTTTTCTTTTATTACGTTTTTTACTATGTCTGCCTGGTCTTTTTTTATTAGTATACTTAATAAAAGAACCTGATCCATTACTTACTTTTCTAGCCATTTTCCTGTGATCTATTTAACAAAGCGTAGGAGATTTGTCCAGAGATAGCATTTACAGTATCTGCTTGAAATAATAAACTATCTCCTTCTTCTAATACAAGTGCATTGTGAATAGCATTGTCATGAGAATTTGCTGGTACCTGAGTATGATAAAATTTAAAATTTGTAGTAGCGGATACATCATGAAAAAAATAATCAACCGTTCTTGCAGCGTTGGTATCATTAGCTACTGATATTTCTTTTATGATTGCTCGTGATTGTGAATCAATTACTAATACTGTTGTTAAAGTAGTTGTTGTTAAATCATAACCTTTGTTTTTATATTGTATTGTCATAGCTTAACCTGGTCCACTAAAAATAAACCAAGCAAATGTTTCTTGTTCATTTTTAATATCATTTAGATATGATGTATTTAATTGGTTTTGTAAAGTCTCTAGAGCTTGATTAATTTGTCTAAAGTTATCAACTGTATAGGGTTCTTGTGGTTCTGGTATTAATATATTTATTTTAGCCATTAATTATATCCTAAAGCTTCATCTGTATTTAAACCATCGGGATCAGCTAATATATCAATTCTTTCAACCTTTGTAACACCAGAGGTATCATTTAAAAAGTAAGGTTTAACCTGATTAATATTATAAGAAGAAATATATTCTTTTTGTTGAACATTATTGTTTTCTGAAATTAAATAATAAAATTTATATGTTGCTGCCATTATGTTTGTGGTCCACTTCCGCCTCTACCGTCTGGTTGTATATCTACTCTAAATATACCATAACGCCAGTTATCGTTTAAAGCATCATTTTCTATTTTAATTGCTGCAAGTCTTCCTCGCGCGCGCGTATCTATTTTATCTGTTGTTGAAGATATTGTAAATGGGCCAACTGTTGTTTCTCCAAGAGCAGATGTTGTATCTGCTGGATAAGCTTTAAAAAACAATGTTACTTTAGTATTTCCATCTAAATATTTAAAGTCTGGTATAAATCTTCTTATTTTAATAAAGTATTCTCCATCCCCATCAATATCTAAATCAAAATCTCCAGATTTTACAAAAGCAGCTATTACGACACTAGTAGTTGTAACACTAGTTAAATTACGAACCTCATTAACTCCAACCTCATGTGCAAATACAAAACTTCCACTATTGCTTACCCCATTTATTACTGGAGTAGTTGGAGTAAGAGTATCTATAAATTGACTTGCTGTTGGATTTTCTAATACGTGGGAATCTTCATAGGTTGTTCTTGATAATGAGCCTGTTACCCAAGTTTTTAATTCATAGTTATAAGTAACTACTCTATTATTTTGTGTCGCACTTGCTTGTGGATAAAACCAATTAATCTCTGTAAATAAACTATTATGTCCTGCAAATATAAGTTCACCATTTACAAAATTAAGTCCTAGATTATCTCCTGTAGTTGAAAATACAAAATTTTCAACAGTGGAAGGTAATGTTTTAACTGTTCCATCAAATACAAAAAAGTTACCAGAATCACCCATCCAATACACAGCACCATCTACGAACACTGCTGCGTGTTGTCCAATACATCCACAGTTAGATCCAACCTGTCTAATACTAAATGTAAAAGGAGGCCCTACAAACTGCATAGTATAAGCAGCTTCATCTGTTAAAACTAACATATAATCTTTACCTTTAACTGCGGCTACAATTTTACTACCATTATCTAATCTAAATGTACCGGCAGTGTTTGTTGAATTAGGTGTATATACTTCTATATCTTCTTGATCAGAAAATCTTATAAACATTGGATCTTGAGTTGCAATATTTCCAATTGTAGTTTCAGTACCAAAATGAATTAAATGTCTATCTCTATCAGAGACCCTTGTTAATATTGTTGAAGTAGGATTACCTGCTATAACAGCTGCACGTGTTGAAACTCCAGCACCTGCATTTGGATCCCATGAAAAAGTTTTACCATCTTTAATTGTTGCAATTAATAATTCTCCAAAATTATCTAATGACCATGATCCTGCATCAATGATTGTATTAGAAGCAGTTCTTGGAGTTCCCCAAGTAGACAAGTTCCACGTACCTGCTCCCCACCCATAACCAAAGGTAGAAACTAAAGGTCCAACTGTTTCATAAGGATTTGTTGTAATTGTTCCACCCGCTGTAACTCCTGTTCCAGTTTCTGCTACAGGCATAGTGACTGTAAAAGTATTAACAGTCGGAACTGTTTTAACCTCAAAACTATTAGTTGTAAAATTTGCTGCTACAAAACTTGTTGTAGGTGAGCCGGGTGTTGTTACAGATGAAAATGTAAGTAAATCTCCAACTTCAAGATTGTGTGAAGTTTTATTAATGGTTACAGTTGTAGAGCCAGTTGTAGACGTATAAGTACAAGAAGTTAAAGCTGCTTTGAGTGGTGTAACATCATAAAATTCGTTATCAAATAAAATGTATAAAACTTTATTTGTACCAATAACCACATATCTTCTTCCTGTTAAATCAAAAAACGAATGTATATCTCTTCCGGCCCCTACTAAAATATCTGAACTAATTTGTTGCCAGCCTCCTATTTTTTCAGGAGAACCATATTGAAAACG